CTTAATTGAAGAAACCGCCCGTGAGAATCCAACCAGCGTCTTTAGATTTATTTGCCAACAATGCGTCAGGATACCTTGCCGTTTGCAATGGCGACATATTCGTGCGCTTGATTGTTGATTTAGCCTGTGCTGCATAGGCTGTAATCATGGCAATCTGTTGCGGGTCATTCTTGCCATACATGGGCATCAGCCGTTCAGCCAAACACCACCGCATCGCCATTACATAGCCTTGAGGCATGGAAATTGGCGTGTAATAGCTCTCGTATCGGCTGAAAATCGTGTTGGCAAATATGTGCATTTCGCCTTGCGACGGGTTAGGCCACAAGAACAAGTTACCCGATTCCTCGCCAGGATTGAAATACAAAGCCTTGGGCCACGGGCCACTGAGTGTTTTCAGACCAATCAGCTCGTAGTCTTGCAAGGCAAGAATAGCCACCTGATAGTCCAGACCGCCATTGATGATGGGCACACCATTGGAATTGGTGTTGATACGCACAAAAGCAGAATCAATGCTCAAAGGCTTTTGGTAGTAAGCCGTAATGCTAGTGCTGGCAACAGTCTGAGATTTGTTCAGAATGTATGTGCCTTGCTCGTTGACATTGCCCCCTGCGCCAGTGCCAAAAGACACAATTTTTGTGCCTTCAGCAATGCCAGTGCCACTCAAAGTCTGCCCTTGAGCCACTGCACCTTGCTGGATGCTGGTCACTGTTAAAACATTCCCAGTGATAGAGCCAGTAAACTGCGAACCAATAAAGTTTTGGGTGCTAGGATTTGGGCCAATCGTGTATTGGGTCTGACCTGGCACAACCGTGAAGATGATTTCAGTGACATTGAAAACCATCATGTTCTCGTTTGACCATTGATCGATCAAATCGTTGAACATATCAAACGCATCCTGAGCCGCTTCAGGGGTCGGGGTTTCTCCCGCTTCTAGTGCGCCAATGTCTTTTAATGCTCGGCTGATAATATCAAGTGGGGTTGTCGCCATTTTCTGTGCCCTTTTGAAGTTGCGGGATGACCTGCCTATCAATCTTGTGTAGCAGATTAACAACAACTTTATAGGGCAGCTCGCGTAATGCGCCAGCCACTATTTGCAATTCTTCGACAGTAAGTTCTAGTTTCACTTCGTTCATACTGCCACCGTGAAGGTTTTTGGTTTCCAAGGCGGGTGAATTTCTTTGGTCAAATTCAACGCCTCAATCTGCTCTTTTATGCGTGATTCTACGGCGTTTTTACCATCTTTCATAGTAGCCTGACGCACCCAATTAACGACCATTTCCTCATTGGTTTGCGCCAACGGAATCGTTAATTCAGGCTTGTCAAAGTACCAATAACCCTCTGAGGCAACTTGTCCCTCAGTCACCAAGTAGCGAACATGGGTGATCAGTTCGCCCTCAGTATGAACTTCAAGAATTTCCCACTTCACGGCTTAACAGGCCATTCAACAGACCAAGGAAAACCAGCTTGGGTCGGCACATCACGCAATGCTTGTCGGTATGTAGCCCATAATTGTTTATCAGCAGTGCTGTCAGACAGTTGCGTCCAATCGCTGTCTTTCAAGCGTTGGTCACGGTCATTACGCACAGATTTGGCTTGCTCTGCGTCTTTTTGAGCCTTGTATTCTGCTTCTTGCTCTGCCGCAGTCTTAGCGGGTTGGTCATCAGTAGCAGGGCGATCAGTGAAAATCGGGCCAAGCACATACTTGGTGTACCACTTGCCATCAATCTGCTCAACGCCTTGACGCTGGCTGTATTGATAGACTGTGCCACCAGATGCCTGTGGGCCTTCAAAAACAACATCAGCACCCAAAGAATTTAAGATTTCTTCAGTTGTTTCTGCCCATGTCGGGCCACCATTGGCTTTGATGTAAGAACGAAACTCGCTCTCAAACATCACTTGCCCGTCTTGTGTTCTGATTTCCATGATGCTTCCTTACGCTATCGCCAAGAAAATGAATGTCCCACCATTGGCATTTATTGCCGCTGGTGCTGTGCTACTGATCTCAAAACCAGCAGAGTAGGTGTCTACATAGTCGGTGTTGGTGACTTCTGCGGCTGTGCTATTTAAGAGCAGATATGGGTCGTTACCAGCAACAATGCCCCTAGCAGAGTCCCACACATACCAAGCACCTGTGCTGTCGGTGCGCTTAATCAGGACGAACCTTGCGCCGCCAGTGAATCCACAGTCAATTTGTAGAGTTGTGCCAGTTCCTGTGTATGAACCAACCTTGCTCACGCCAGCGCAAGTGGCAAACAGGTACATCACATAGGTGCTACCGCTAGTGCTGTATGCCCCTCCCGCAACCGTTACTGTTGTCGATGTTGGTTGCGCCGCTAGGTTAACTCCGCCTGAGTAATTTGCTGTGCTACCAGCAATTGTGTCGTTCAGTGTTAAATATGTGTGTTGAGTGCTGGTGAAGTTTGTATCATAATCCCAATCACCAGAACTACTACGCTTCTTCAAAATGATTGCTTCTGGTGCAACTCCTAAGTTGTGAGTTAGAGCAATATCGTTATTCGTCCCGTCATAGCAAACCACATCCATAAAGCCGGGGGCACGGCGCATAAACCAGTTGATAAAAGTAGAAGATGAATAATTTGTTTCTGTATCACCGCCCAAAGAAACGCCATTCATAACAGTGCCAAAAGCACTTGTTCCTAAAGTGGCCTCACCAAAGTTTGCATTTGACCTTAGATATAAATCTCCCCCTGCAAGACGATTTATCCAAGTTGCGGGAGTACCCGCCAGATTTGATCTAGGTTGAACAACATACAAATCAACAGGGAATGAACTTGCCACAGTGGCATTTGCACCTGTACCCGTCCTTGTAACTGCGTCATAAACACTCGTCCCACTCGTAGGCGTTTTCATCGGCCCACGGCGAATGGCAACATAAATATAGCTCTCGGCATCAACACCTGTGTCTGTTGTAAACCCTGTTGAAGTTAATTGGACAAAAGAGGTATTTTGCTCTGCGTTCGACAGATTGGGACGCAACTGAGGAGAAGTAGGCGAACCACCAGACGCAAGAAAACCCCTCATGTTATCTACGATGCGCCAGTCTCCTGTGCTACTTGAAATCTTGTAAAGCAAAAACTGAGGTTCGTACCCAAGATTTACTGTCGCATTGTTTGGAGAAGTTCCGCTAGTCGTAAACGACCCACAAGAAATCACATTGTCTGTGCCAGTCAGTCCAAAGCCACCAGCATCGTGGGCGAATAGGTAGGCTATATAGGTTGCGCCAGATGCGTTTGTTTCTGCCGCAAAACCTACTGTAAATTGTGTTGCAGTTGGCGCCGTGTTACTCCAAGGCGAAGAACCATAAGCAACAGCATTAGTTAAATTTAAATAAACAATGCCCTTGTTTTCTAAACCTGGAGTTGTTTGCAAAGAGCGATGATAAACGCCCCAACTGGCTGATGAGTCAGTCCTCTTAATAATCATGCAACCTGGCACAGAACCAAGATTGTGATTAATGGTCTGTGCAGACCCAGTACCCGTGTAAGTCACAACATCAAAGAACTTAGCCTGTTTCCTAAAAGTCCATGAGGCATAGGTAACATTGTTGTAATTTGTGCCTCTAGTCGCTGTGGTTGTCCCGCCTTGCGTAACAACAAACCCAGTAGTAGAAAAAGAAGATAAGTAGTCGTAAGAACTTCCACCTAAATCTTCAGCATCTGTTAAGTTGCTTGCTAAGGCATTGTTGTTTGTGGCACTAGCACCCGCACCACGGGTTGTGTCGGTCAAGATATGGTTTGATGCCGCACTCCGACCTTTAATCCAAACAAGACCACCTTTTGTAGAAAGGTCGATGTTGTTTGTGATGGTTTGAGTACCGCCAGATGTGCTGTTACCCGTGTAGAGCCACGTTTGGAACACATCCTCAATGTAGTTGGCAGGGCCACCGCTTTTGGCAAACTCACCAAAGCCTTGTGAAGATGCAGAGCCTTTTGTTTCAACTACGGGCATACTAATCTCACTTGAATTGAGTTTGGCTGGCAAGAACGGTGAATGCGGCACTGCCTGTCTTGATGATCGTATAAACATACGCATCAATTCCACTGGCGTTACCCGCAGCCCATGCCGTTCCACCCTGATATTTCGGGGTCACAGATGAACCATCAATTTGCACTGCGCTGTTGTAGTAAGCCGTTGCGCCTTGAGTCACCAAAAACGCCACAGTCAAAGACTGACCCGTTGACATTAGCGTGTTCAGGCTTGTGCCACTTGAGCCTCTGAAATTAACAGTCCAGTTAGCAGATGCGTTACTAGTGTAGTAGAGAACCGATTGAGTGGTCACATCGTAGTTAATCGTGCCAGTTGCCGCAGTAGCAGATACAGTGATTGTTTCTGCAACATCAGAAATCACCGCAGACAAAGCAGACGATGTGCCAGCAAAGGTCTTTGTGCCTGTGAAGGTCTGTGCGCCAGTTAGGGTTACATCACCAACAGTGGAAAACGCCAAAGTGCCCGAGCCGTTGGTGGTAATTGCCTGACCACTTGTGCCATCAGCACTTGGCAAGGTGAATGTGACAGTTGAAGCAGTGTTAGGGCCAGCAAGGTTAACTGCCCCACCCAAATTTGCCTGAAAAACAAGTTGTCCCATGTTCAATCCTTACGGTGCAATCACCAGTTGTGAGGCTCTCAAAGCCCCTGTGCTTGGGTTAAATTGAAGTTTTGTGGATGACACATACTCTGTGGTCAAATTGCCTGTGGTTTGATTGGCAAACAGAATGTACCGAGTTCCATTGGTCGTGGTGTCATCAGTCACAGTCGCATACGCTGTTGGCGTTGACCATGTGGGCAAACCAGAGCCATCGATGGTCAAAACCTGACCATTTGTACCCGCTGCCAACATTGCAGTCGTGCCAGATGCGGTTTGATAAGGCACAGAACCCGCAGCACCACCCGCCAGATTGGTGGCAGTGCCCACCGACACGCTACTAGAAGCAACGTTTTGCCAGTATCCAGCGGTTGAGTTATAGCGAATCAGGTCATTGTTTGCCAGTGTCCCAAACTGCACATTGGAATCTGTGCCGCCCAAAACAGAACCAGCATTGACACGAACCAGAATAACGCCACCACCGCTAGAGTTTCCGTTGATGACCGCACCAACTTGAACCTTGACGTTGGGTGCGCTTGGCTTGGTCGCCGTGTAACCACCTGTGACCGCAGGGTTGTACCAAAGCACCTCACCATCGCCAATGCCAGAAGTGTTGACATTACGCAAAGTGCCTTCATATTGCACCAAACCAAAGCTATTTAAGGCAATGTCCTCTGCCGCAATACCCATGATGTATGAACCATCAGAGATACCCGTTGCGGGTGCGCCTGTGGCAACGCCAGAAGCCCCCACAGAGCCTGTAAACATCACCACTTCACCCTTAGTGATGGCAGACGAGGCTTTGATGTAATAGTATTGATCTTCTAATGCATGGCCTGTCACATTAGTGGTCATGCCAACATTGACAGTTGTACCGCCATCCCACCAAATTTTTCCAACCGCAGCGGTAACAGTTGCACCTGTGTTGAACTGCAAATAGTCAGCACCAAGGTTTGTCAGCCCTGTTGCAGTTCCACCAGTGATTGCCACCGCATTTGCGTTTTGGGTGGACATAGTGCCCAAACCCGTCACTTGCGTATTGGCTATGCTGATGTTGGTGTTAGTAACACTTGTGATCTGCCCTTGAGCGTTGACCGCAAACACAGGCACAGCAGACGCTGACCCATAGGTTGATGCGCTAACCCCTGTGGCTGCAATGCTAATGGTCTGTGCGGAAGAACCATCGTAACTACCCGCTGACAAACCTGTGCCAAATGTCAGGGTTTGCGGATTGGCTGCGGTAATCGTTGCGCTTCCACCCAATGTGACAGATGTGCCATTCAGCGTAAAAGTGCTGTTTTGCAGTTGGGCGTTAGTGATTGTTCCAGAGGTGATCTGATTGGCATTAATCCCAATCGATGTGTTGGTCACAGAGGTCAATTGACCTTGTGCATTCACAGCAAAGACAGGGACGCTAGAACCAGAGCCATAGGTCGCAGCCGCAACACCTGTGTTGGTGATGCTGAACTGATAACCAGATAGCGTCAGTCCTGTGCCAGCGGTGTAAGTTGCCGCAACGCTGAAGTTAGACCATGTGATTGCGGTTACACCAAGAGTGCCGCCAGGTTGTGCAGGGCAATACCATGCCGAACCAGCCAAAGACGCACCGCTTTCAATAAAACAAATGGCAGAAACCAGCTCATCCCACACATTTGCGTCAGCAGATCGTGACCATGCGCCAGATGCAACCGTGTAAATGCCATTTTCTGATGCTGTGTTCTGGTTCTTGACCAAAACCCTCATGCCAGCAGTCAAAGACGATGCCCAATCGCCACCACCCTGAGTCGTTAGACCTGAGAGGGTAATGTCAGCAGTTGTGCCGTAATTGACGGGCGGTTTCCATGAAATTCCCGCCACATACCCATCAACATATTGCTTATTAGCAACATCCAAAGCAGTTGATGGAGCAGTATTAACCTGTGCAGTCGTAAAAATAGCACTAGAGGGCGATGTTGCGCCTATCGTAGTGCTATTGATCGTGCTGTTGGTTATGTTCAGACCAGATTGGCTAGGATTAACCGATGCGTAAAAGGGTTGACCCTGACCAATAAAGGTCTGGAAAGTGCCATCAGTCGAAAAATACGCCTGAACTGGCAGTAAGTTTTGTACTGACGAATCGGCGGGATTAGACATTACAGCCCCACAGGTGTCACATAAACGATGGACGGGCCAGCAGCCGAGCCAATCATTCGCACATAACAAGGCGTAGTCGGAACTTCAAAAATAATGGCGTTGTTCATGTTCGGAGGCAGAACAAAATCGCCAGTGGTTGAGCCACTTACAGGCAACACAGGGGCACTCAAACCAGTAGGGCCAAATTTGACAGCCACAGAGGTTGCGCCAGTGTTAATCAAAGAAACAAAATTGTTTTGGTCATTGGTGCTTGAAACAATCAGTGCTTCAGAGGTGGCAGAAGCCCCCACCGATACAGCCGTTGTTACGCCAATTTTGCGAATGGTGGAGGTGGTAGCCATAGACCTTCCTTTTGAAAGATGTTTTATTTTAGCCCATTAGCGGTTTTTTAACCACTTTCCTATGTGCCCTTGAAAAATTTTTAGTCCAGTATGCCCCATCGCCATTTCAGGGTCAATCCATACCTGACCACCAATTTTTCGCCATTTAATGCAGAAACTGTAATCCTCTCCCCACTTGTAACCATCCTCAAATTCATGGTCAAAAAGGGGGTAAAACTGTTTGTCACGCTCTGCCGTGTAGTAATGCTTTTCTGGATAAGCCTCAATCATCTTGGCTATGCAATTACGGCTTAACTTGAGAAACCCAGTGGCAACAGACTTGACCTCCAACAATCCAGTTGCAGGGTCTGCCCACAATTGAGGCTTGTCAAGGTAATGAATCGGGTATTCAATTGGGTCACGCCTCCTAGGGTAAACCCCTGCT